GGTCGTGACAATCGACGCATGCCAACGCCCCTGCGGCTTTTTGGCGCCCTGCCGTGACCCGGTCAGGTAGCCGTCCATACCGGACATGCTGTTAGCGGCGTCAGCGATACGTTCCGCCGACCCCTCCAACATTGAAATGACAGACGGTAGCCGGCGCACATCGTAAAACCCTTGATTGCGTAACTTAATCCGAGTTTTCAACATCCACCCCCACCGTCTGCCATACACCCGCAGAGAACACATACATCAGTTTGTCGGCGGCGCCACCCGTCCAGATCAGCAGGTTGTTGTTTTCGTCGGTGGAGAAGCGGGTCGCCCCATCGAAATCGGTTGACCCGTCAGCAGTGTCCACAATGATCACTGCTCAGACACCAACCCCACCGAACGCACCGACCGGGTAAACGGACGCAACCTGATCTTTAGCGCGTTCGTCAGCCACGGCCCCGACGAAGTGCGGGACTCCACACCCACATACACGGATGCAGCCTCACGCGAAGTTGCATAACCCGTCGCGTCGTAGTCGGCGGTCGTAATCGTCGGCTTCTCAAAATATGCGGCCACCATTGTGGCGGTCACCCTGGCAACCGGACCCGGTACAGGGTCCGGCCAGTAGCCGAGGTGACCAACCACAACGTCGGAGGCTTGCTCCAACACGTTGGTGACAGCCGTCGTCTCTGTCGCGGTGAGTGACCGCCCCAGAGCGGCCACCACGTCGGCGCTAGTAGCAAGCACCACTATTAGGAGCCTGCGTTGATGATCGCAGCGACCGGAACCGGTGCGTCACTGAACGCTGTTGCGCCACTAGACAGCACATAGGCGTAGCGGGCCTTGAAACGCAGGGCCACCATGTCCTTTTCGGCTAGCGAAATGCTGTTCACCGTCGCCTGGTCCAGGTACTTGACCTGAATGTCCTGCCGGACACCGATACGCACGCGTGACGAGTCCGCGACAAGGCATGTTGCCAGCGAGTTGTCCCACGTCCCGTTCTTGCTGAAAGACGTGTTGAACCCGGCGAACGACTCATCCCGGAAGATGGGAAGCCCGTTCGCGTCTCGAATGTTGTTCACCTGGTAGCGGAAGGTCAGGTTGGCGAGCAGGGTGTCAGGCATCAACCCAAGTCCTGCAAGGGTTTCCGCTGACTGGTTCACGGCGCCGATGATGTCGTCCGCGCTGGCCGACCCTGCAACCAGGGTTTGGGTTTGCGACGCATCCGACGCCGCCGTGTACAGGGCAGACGAAGTCCACGACGCCGGCTTCGATAAACCCCAGAACACTGCCTGATCCAGCTTCTGCCCGATAGCCTGACCCGCCAGTTGGCTGACCTGCGTGAGGATGTCGGTAGTCGCATCATCCAGAACGTTCTCGTGGACCGGGACGATGACCGCGATTTCCTCGACGACCATTGTCACGTTCTTCCAACGCACTTCGGAAGTCGGCTTCGTGCTGGACGAGTCACCGATGTCTTCAGTGACCCACCCGGCCTGCGGCAGACTGGCGAGCATGGGCAGATTCGTGGTTTTCGTGCCCAGGTTTACCGTCGGGAACGCTTGCAGGGCTTGTGAACCCGCCGCAGCCGCCTCCAAAAGGACGTGACTGTAGGCGTCTTCGATCAGAGTCGAGACATCAGACCTGTTGATGTCAACCATGTTGATACCTTCTTCCAGTTGACCCGCCGAGCCTCATACTCTTCGGGTTTGTTAATACGGGTTGTTGCGGAACGCGCGAACCGCTGCCGCGGCTGCTTCTTTCGGGTCCAGCCCCTGATTGGAGCCGGTAACGCCAGACTTCAAGCCCTTAGCGGACTTCGCCGGCTGCCGCACCTCACTCAAGAGGGTTGTCAACCGTTCCGCTTGCCGCGTCAAAGTTTCCTCATCCGAACCGGTGAGAAAGATTTCGGCGTCTTCATCGCTGAAACCGTTTTTGGCGGCGAACTTGTAGCGCATAGCTTCGGCCCTCGCGGCCTTCGCGTCGGCTGTCGCAGCCTCAGCGAAACGTATCGCCTTCTCCTGATCGGACAGCTTTTCGGCCTCGATGGCGTCTAAGCGTCCGCGTAACTCTTTGGCCTGCTTCTCAGCGGCGGCACGTGCGCGCCGTTCAGTAGTCAAAGCCTTCTTCCCGGCATCCTCAAGAACGGATTCGTCCTGTCGGGTTTCGGTTTCTTCTTGTTCCGGTGTTTCCACCATTGTGTTTCTCCCATCGCGGGTGAACCCCACAACGTCGCGTTGCGTGGGCATAAAAAATCACCCAATTAACCGCTTGGGTGAAGCGTCAAACCGGCTTTACGTTACCGGGAAGTCTTCCTCTGTGGGTTCAAGTGATCGCCACAACCCATCTGACTGTCGCGCCATCACCGCTAGAGTTTCGTCCCACACGATGATGCCGGCCTGGTCTAAATCTTCAAGGATGTCAACCGCTTCAGGAAGCATGTCTGCGGTTTCTTCGGTCCCGTCAGCTACGCGGATGGTGAACATCAGAATGGCCGTCCGCGGACCATCACCCAGCCGGTGGCTTGCATAGTCCCGACGCTAACACCCCGAGCATCTGCCGCTTCCTGAACGGCGCGCGCCAGTTTGTCGTACCCGCCGACTTGGGTGAGGGCGCGAACCGCGGTCTTGTCGTCGCTCCCCAAGAGCAGTCGGGCTTCCCACCGGTCCACTACCGCCGTCTTGTCGATTCCGCGCAGTTGGTCCCAGTAAGCGGATTCTTTTTTGGAGCCGGTGACCCCGGCGATGATGCGCCGAATCTCTTTGGTGTCACTGGTGCGGGATATGGCCTGCACCTTCCCCCAAATGTCGGGGTGCCCCGCCAGCCCTAAACTGTCGGCGGTGACAGCGCGCCCTTTCAGAAAGTTCATGGTTTCGGCGATGTTCTTCGAATAGCTTTGGTTGCCGCCTGAAGTGACGGCCATGATGCCAGCCGCCTGATCCAGGGAGTACTCAGTGCCTTCGCGCCACTTGTTCAGTTTCGCCGTTTCGCCGGGATACCAGTCGGCGCCCCACCTTCTAGCGTCGAGCTTCGCCCGTTGCGCCTTTGTGAACTCGTACTTGGGTCGGGTTCGCCGCTTCGGGTAGTGCGCCGGCTGCGGCTGCCCGGACCACGCATCGTCGTACAGTTCCAGGGCTTTCCCACGCATCATCGCCGGCGTGTAATGCACCCCGTCGAGGACGATGTCGGGACTGGCGATGTCTGCTTTGTGCGCCACACTTGACGGCCCCTCATGGGTACGCATCCAGTTCACAATATCGTCGGGATTTTCGCCGACTGCTTTGCTGGCCTTCACATACTCTTTGTCCCACGCCGCCACATAATCCGGCGGCACATACGGGGAACCCGGCCTGTCTGGAACCGGGACACAGTGGCACCGGTCGTGCCCCTTCACGGCAGACTTTTCAGACTTGTACACAGCACCCCTAGTAGCAAGCATGCGGCACCAAGCGCAGGCAGTCGAACTGGCGCCGCGCGCATACTTCACTCGTTCGCGGTGCGCGTTACCTGCGATAGTGTCCCGTGAGCGATCAAATACGCGCCGCTCCGTTGAACCCAGCAGGGCGGCGTGCGGGTCTGGTTGGGTGAACGCCCACCGCACCGACGCTTGCATTGATTCACGCAGGGCAGTCGACGCCGCCGGGGTGGGTTGCACGACGAACGTGCTTCCCGGGTCTAAGTCTGCATACCATTGTTCGGACACCGTGCCCGCCGCGTCAACATATGGCTCAATTAGTCGCGGGTAAACATCCTCCACAACCCTCGCCGATTCAGGACCACTACCGGCGTGTGTCAATACGCTCACCACGGACCCGGATGCGCTATGCGCCAGTCGCAGCAGAATGTCCTTAAGGGTGTCAACCTCACTTGGTGACGGCATCCTGCGCTAAACCATTCGTCGGCACCTTCGGCTGAGAACCGCGCTGCGGCTGCCCCGGCTGCTGTTGTCCGGGCTGCGGTGCCTGTAGCGCAGCGATCAGCCCGTTCACCTGATTACGGCGTATCCCGTCCTTAATGGACTTTTGCTTCGCCTGCGTCGTCCCCGGAATCATGTCCACCAACTCCTCCAACGGCACACCCGCCGCCGCCAACTTC